TCAATCTTAAGCATTCCATCCTTCAGTTCCGCAGCCTTTACTTCCATATACTCACCAAGGGCCCACTCACGAGTAAATTTTCGGGCAGCAATTCCACGATGGATAAACTTCGAATCGTTATCCTCCGTCTTCAATTCTCCCTTTACTGTAAGCTTGCCGTCTGCTGTTGATACATCAATATCTGTTTTACCAAATCCAGCGACTGCTAATTCGACAACAAAGTTGTCTTCGTCTACCTTAATTACGTTATATGGTGGATAGTTAGTTGCACTCGATACTGTTTGAACATGATTCCATGTATCTAGAGCCCTATCAAATCCAATAAAAAATGGATCCTTAAAAAGATCCATAGCAAATGTTGTTACCATTTTATTCCTCCTATTAAGCGAATAAGTTAATTTATGTGGGTCCCTAATGGCGACCCACATCTATTATATCAAACTGGTTTTTTAAAGTCTAGCTAGTTATTCGGTACGTCTGGCATGTCTACGGGGAGAACGCCTCTTTCTTTTGCTATCTGAAATCCCTCTCCGCTTAGGGTTATTGTGGCTTCAAGGTTCTCGTCGTATTCTACTTTTATTAGGTCTTTCTCATAAAGTTCCATTAATGTGTTATCAACATATTGCATATGAGATTCCCATAATTCTGGAGCAATTTCTTTAGCGTCTTCGCTTATTGCAAAGATAACTTCTCCGTCTTCGGACATTCCAGCTACTTCTATAGCACCAATTTCTAAATAGTGGGCTAGTCGTAGATCGTTTTCTCTATCTTCATCGCTGTAGTCCATATCCATATTATACTCCTAAATCGTGCCTATCCGATTTTGATTTCTGTTATATGTCCTAATCGAATGGCAATTAGCACAAACTATGTCACATTTAGACATTTCTTCAAAACCTTTTTCTCGGCCATATCTGGAGTAAATCTCGCTTACGCTTCCCACCTTTATAAACTCTGGCTTATGATCAAACTGAAGCATGAAATGAGGATACATTTCTCCGCAATCAATACATCCAGAATTTTCTTTTATTTCCCAGACTTCCCGCCTAAGCTTAGCCTTTGTTAGATTACCTCTTTTTAAAGACTTTTGCTTTTGACCGTCGCCTACATGATATGCTATAGTTCCTTTTGAGCAGCCTAATTCTTTTTGTATTTCAGAATAAGTTTTGCCTTCCGCTCTCAGCTTTAGTATATTTTCTTTGTGCTCCACCATGCCTCCTATTGTAATGTACCGTCATCATTCTTGTCAATGGTTGTTTCAACTAACTGCTGGACATAATCAGAAAAATGTTTTCTGACACTTCCCATTGGTCTTTTGCCTATACTCTTCCATAATCTTTTATACTCAATTACATTTGCAAATGTAGTTGGGCATAGCATTATTCCATCATATTCTTTTAATACTGTTGGCAAAGGCACATGCTTGCCGCAGCATTTACATTCTTTAGCCTTTTCTTGATATATACTCATACTATTTCCATTCCGTCTAGTACATCTGATAGATGTTGAGGCATTTTAGGAGCACGAATAACATTGGTTCTGACAGCCGTTTCTTCTTCTCTGTCCCAAGAATACGGGTCATATGTATGTATTTCTATTTCCTCAATACTATTTTGTTTAGACCTACTAATAGAATTATATATGGATCCACAAACTGCATCCGCCAAGTCTTTAGATCCTTTTCTAGGGTGGTCTACTTTATCTCTCATAATTTTTAGTTGTAATAATTCATCAATCAATAAAGGTATATGCGGTCCAGATAAACGCTCTTCCAGAACTACCATTGCCATATCGTCGTAATGTTTTTTAGATACAGAAAGTGTTTCTGTATTAATTCCATATGCCTTTAATTGCTGCATCATATCATGCGAATTCCATCGGTCAAATGTGCATATCTTAATATTAAATCCTGAAGATCTTAATCCAATAATAAAATCTTTTACTTCAGTAAAATCTACAGATTTATCTGAGGTTGGAGTCCAATACCTAACCGCATCTACTTCTACAATTGGTGCCGCTTGAGAAAATACATCTGTAACTTTTACATTAACCCAATTCTTTACATGTGATATAGCTACTGCACAATGGTCATGCTTTTGCGCCAAGTCTACGTGAATATAATATTCTTTGTTAGGGTCTGGCTGGAACCAGGGCTCTAATCTACCAAACTCATCGATACCAATAGCCATGTTATTAAATGCTTTTTCAATCTTTTCTCTAGACTTAAAGAATGCATCAATAGCTTCTGGTGGCATACAGGCAAATCTGCTTAATGAATCTGACATGTCTCTATAAAAATCTACCTTAAAATCTTCAATCTTTTTGGTCGGATTGATTTCCCATGTAGGCCTCTTAAGGGCAAATGTCTTAGGAAACATGTATGACTTAATATGATCTTCTTCCCACTCTATCGTTATCTCATTGCCTGCCGTTCCGTCTGGCAACTCTTCGTCCATTTTCATAGTCTTAGATCTAATTATTGTTTCTTTTTCTGCAATAACCGAATCATAGAATTTCTGAATAGGGTCATTTTTAAAACGGGGGAAAGATAGAAGTATGACCTTTCCATAGTCTGGAAAACGAGAAATAACTGATCCACGATACATAGAATAGATTGCATCTGCTGTTTTTGCTTGGTCATGCCCAGTAGTATTTTCTGTGGCAAAGCCTGAGATCTCATCTAGGATTACAGCTATTACGTTATAACCTTCGAATGCCTCTCTTTCTGAGTGACCAGAATAAACGTTAACGTTTTTATCAAATATTATTTCTGATGCTTTAGGATCATACTTGCCTACAAACCAAGGCGACCTACTAATTCTTGTTTTTAATCCTTTAAAAAATACATTGTTAGCCTGCTGTGCGTTAACCGCAATATTTAAAATATCAATTGTGTCTCCAGGAGGCTTACCATAATATGTAGCTGGATCTTTAAGACATAATAACAAATATACTATATATGATACTGAAATAGTAGAGCAATAATCTTTGCCGCTACCCTTTCCTAATTGTGCAACTACTTCATTGCATGTTTGTTTAAATTTGCGTTTACCTTCTTCTTCACCAAATAATTTAATTAAAGTAGACTCTTTATAAATCTGAGAAGATTTTTCAATTAGGGTATATTGATAATCGGAAAGTGGTGGAAGCGCTAAATAATTTGGATCAGTTACAAAGGTGCGTAGATCTACTGGACGCTCATCAAATTCTTCGCCATCCAATATATCTATTAAATCATTAAAATTAAGATCCACTTACCTGCTCTGCATCTATGACAACTGGCTCAACTACCCCAGTAATTTGAGATAATCTTTTTGCTACTTCCATTTTACATTTAGGACATGTTGCGGTTACTTCTTTTAATATTTTTACAAGAATATCTTGTTTCCGCTCAGTTTCCGCCAACTGTGTTGCAAGTTCGGCGTTATCAAGGAGCCCCACTTCTTGAAGCATTCCAATTCTTTTGCCTTCAATATCTGCAATTAATTTAAGAGATGTTGCTTTTACATTTAATTGGCCAGATTGATCGGCATCCTCTACGGTCTTCCAGGCCTCTTTAATAAGCATAGCGTAATGCTGGTCAGCGCCAGAGACGGCTTCCTTTGCCCTCTCACGAGCCGTAGAATCGTTTCTAACGACCTCTTTCCACTGGTCTATATACTCTAAGACCTCTGCCCGCTTAAAACCTGTTACGGTGGCAATCTGGGTAGGATTATTGCCCTTAAGCAATTCGCCTACCACCTTATTCATACGATCATAATGATCTGCTAGTTCAATTTCCATATCTATACATTATAATCCTAGTCGACTAAAAAATCAACTAGATTTAACATCTTTTGCCTTGGCTATCTTTAATAGGACCAAATATCCGATCAAATCATCAATATCATTATCTCCTGGATAATCTGTGCCTTTCATAAGCCTATTTAATTTATCATCAATGCGGACATGGAGTTGCTCCCTTGGTCCCGCCTTTGAAAATATACGCACAGGGTCAAGAGCTGAGTTGCCGTAGGCTATATTCTTCTTTACGAGCATGTGTGCAATTTCATGGCAAGTTGTCCAAATTTCATGACCTGCTTTTGTGCCCACAGTAAGTAAATATAGATCTTCACATCTAAATTCTTTTATATCTTCAAATACTGGTTCTAAATTCATTTTCTAATTAATCCAAACTTCTCTAAATGCCTCTGTATAGTCATAGCAGAGACTCCGCATTCCGCCGCAATTTCTGTGACAGATTTTTTCTGTACCACATATCTACGATATAACCATGTCTGACTTTGATATAATTTCATTTTTTCCTTAATACAACATTTACAACATCAAATTGTTTTATTGAATCAATGGTGGCAGGAGATCCGTCCACAAACTCCATGCTGTAATTATCATCTAATTGTCTCATAAAATCATATGGTTGTCCATACCCTAATTCAATTACCATTAAATTAAATTGAGATACAGCGGGTCCAAATCCTTCAATAACAAATCTCTCATGACCCTCAACATCTATTTTTATAAAATCTACTGGCTCATCAAATATATTTGAAAGCTTATCTATATTTATTTCTTCAGAATGATAAGAACCAAAATCTTGATGCAAACCATTTTCCTGTGAATCTACTACTGCAGATCCACCAATATTATTTTCCCAAATTTTTATAAAACTTTTCCCAGTATTATTAGATAAAGCTAAATTATATAATTTAATTTGAGATGAATTTGTATAATCGTTTAACTTAATAGACTCTAAATTTTTATTATATAAATTTTTTATTGGCTCAAAAGCTAAAACTAATCCATCTTTACCAGAAGCCCTGGCCATAATATCAGTAAAATAACCAATGTTAGAACCTATATCTAAACATTTCCATCCTGGCTTAATGTTGTTAAGCATCCAATCAGTTAAAGGCTTATCCCAATAACCATAATCTCTACAGCTTGCCTGTACATAAAGATCCTTATCGTTACCAGTATATACATAAAATGTATTTAATACTTTTGTAAATTCTGAATTCATGTTATCGCTCTGTTAATACTCTATTAGAATAATGGGCAATGCCGAATGCATCTGCCACGTCAAAATCATCTAGTTTTAAATCGTATTTATTATTAAAGTAATCTACTGTGCGTTGCTTCCTAATCTCTCGCATTTTTGTTTTATACCAAGAGTCGGCATGTCCTGGATTTTCAAACCTAAGCGTGTCCTT